GGACGCAATGCCTGAAATAATTTTTTTGCAAATCACAAAGTCCATTTAATGAGCCTCGCGATGCGGGGCTTTTTTTACATCTGAATTTCACAGCGCATCTCACGCGCATATTACATCACCCGAGCCTTTCAGAAAGTTGAGCCTGAGAACTGCCGTATATGGTGGCGACCATCTCGGGGCGGCTTTTCTGTGAGACAGGCTCACTTTCTAAAAGGTAAAGACGCTATGAACCAATTAGAAGAAAAGCTTCAAAGAATGATTTCCTTATACAAGGAAGATAACTGCCAAAAAGTTCCTGAAAACATCGCAGAGTTAATGGAATTGGCAAGTGAATTTTCTGGCATGCTTAAGTCGTCAGGTGTTCGGTCAGCGTTCTTTGTTGAAATGCTGATGCACGGCGGACTTATGGCAACAATGAGACGTGTAATGGAAGACCAGAGAAAAGAACCTCCTCAGGTATACGTTTTGTCATCGAAGAAAACTGGGCTAACCAAAATTGGGTATTCATCCAACATTCCACAACGCATCAAATCGCTTGGCAACTCTGGACCAGACTGCTTGAAGCTTGAGTGCCTGATCCCTGGTGGAAGAGAAACTGAAAACATGCTTCATCGCAAATTTGCCGCAAAGAGAAAGCACGGTGAATGGTTCGCCCTGTCCAAGGATGACATTGAGGGATTGAAATCTGTAGCGATTACTTCTGATGGCTATTAATGCTTGTTTAGAGCAATTTTCATAACAACTCTTCATTACAAAGCCCATCTACTGGTGGGCTTGATAATGAAACCGTGATTTACATCCCCACAATCCGGGTATGTAAAAGATAGTTCAGGCGAGAACGGATTTAACTAAATCTGTGCGCCACCAGTTAACGGCAGTACCACGAAACAACCCAAGCCAGTAAGTGGGGAAATAACACCGGCAGCCACTGAAAGATGAACCTCCTGCCTTATGGCAAAAAAGATTCTTTGTGGTGGCGGACTGATGGAAAGACATCCTAATTTCAGCCAAACATTGAAGGAGTTGTTATGTCAGCAGAAGGTTTCAATAACCCATCAAAATTCCGGGATGAGTGGGATAGCAGCGTAAAGAGTAAGTGATGCCATCACAAAAGCCATTCCCTACAGAGTGGCTTTGATAATGGCTTATACCCTACACGGGATAACTTAACTGATATCCCTTTTAAAGGATAAAGGTATTCAAGCCTGACACATCATGCGCTGTATCGTCGCCGTATTCCCGTATTAACAGAGACCGTAGCCCGACGGGGAACTCCTTCTGCGCGAGTGTGCGGGAATAATCAAAAACGATGCACACCGGGGTTACCGGGTACACATATTTCATCATGCCAGCGAGTCCGGTTCTGGCACGGAAGAAACCGGACGTTATGATTTAGTGCGGAAATATTTGTGTAGTGTTCTGAATGTTCTCAGTAAAGAGTAATGAATTATCAAAGGTATAGTAATACCTTTTGTTTTCGTGGATATTTGTAATCCATCTGAAAACCCCTGCTGTAGCAAGATTTTTCCTGTATTCGTAAAATGATAACTCTCCTGATTTGAATCCTTTTAATGTGGCTTCTATAAGGCATTTATTTTTTGAAAATCTTACATTTACAACCTTACCCTGTCCTTTTATTAAAACCGTATTATCGTTTTCAAGAACAAGATGAATATTCTCTGTGGCTAAATAGTAAATGTAATGTGAGACATTGTGACGTTTTAGTTCAGAATAAAACCAGTGATAGTTTAAATTATTTCGCACTTTATCGAATATTTGTTTAAAAATGGCAACCTGAGCCATTGTAGTACCTTCCATGTGATATGAGGGTACCTAGTCTGCACGATTATCTAAATTGCTTCAATCTGGTCTGACCTGCTTTCTGAGCAATTCAGTAATGTCACTCTTTTCTTTGTTTGCTTCAGGCGAAACTCTTTTTTCTGAGCACAGTCTTCGGCGGCAGGCTTCAATGACCCAGGCTGAGAAGTTCCCAGACCCTTTTTGATCAAGAGCGATGTTAATTTGTTCAATCATTTGGTTAGGAAAGCGGATGTTGCGGGTTGTTGTTCTGCGGGTTCTGTTCTTCGTTGACATGAGGTTGTCCCGTATTCAGTGTCGCTGATTTGTATTGTCTGAAGTTGTTTTTACGTTAAGTTGATGCAGATCAATTAATATGATACCTGCGTCATAATTGATTATTTGACGTGGTTTGATGGCGTAGATGCACGTTGTGACATGCAGATGATAATTATTATCATTTTGCGGGTCCTTTCCGGCGATCCGACAGGTTACGGGGCGGCGACCTCGCGGGTTTTTGCTATTTATGAAAATTTTCCGGTTTAAGGTGTTTCCGTTCTTCTTCGTCGTAACTTAATGTTTTTATTTAAAATACCCCCTGAAAAGAAAGGAAACGACAGGTGCTGAAAACGAGCTTTTGGGCCTTTGTCGTTTCCTTTCTCTGTTTTTGGCCGTGGAATGAACAATGGAAGTCAACAAAAAGCAGCTGGCTGACATTTTCGGTGCGAGTATCCGTACCATTCAGAACTGGCAGGAACAGGGAATGCCCGTTCTGCGAGGCGGTGGCAAGGGTAATGAGGTGCTTTATGACTCTGCCGCCGTCATAAAATGGTATGCCGAAATCTGGCGGATCCGGCGCGTGAGTTCACCATGATTCAGTCAGCACCGCTGATGCTGCTGGCTGACCCTGATGAGTTCGTGTCCGTACAACTGGCGTAATCATGGCCCTTCGGGGCCATTGTTTCTCTGTGGAGGAGTCCATGACGAAAGATGAACTGATTGCCCGTCTCCGCTCGCTGGGTGAACAACTGAACCGTGATGTCAGCCTGACGGGGACGAAAGAAGAACTGGCGCTCCGTGTGGCAGAGCTGGAAGAGGAGCTTGATGACACGGATGAAACTGCCGGTCAGGACACCCCTCTCAGCCGGGAAAATGTGCTGACCGGACATGAAAATGAGGTGGGATCAGCGCAGCCGGATACCGTGATTCTGGATACGTCTGAACTGGTCACGGTCGTGGCACTGGTGAAGCTGCATACTGATGCACTTCACGCCACGCGGGATGAACCTGTGGCATTTGTGCTGCCGGGAACGGCGTTTCGTGTCTCTGCCGGTGTGGCAGCCGAAATGACAGAGCGCGGCCTGGCCAGAATGCAATAACGGGAGGCGCTGTGGCTGATTTCGATAACCTGTTCGATGCTGCCATTGCCTGCGCCGATGAAACGATACGCGGGTACATGGGAACGTCAGCCACCATGACATCCGGTGAGCAGTCCGGTGCTGTGATACGTGGTGTTTTTGATGACCCTGAAAATATCAGCTATGCCGGACAGGGCGTGCGCGTTGAAGGCTCCAGCCCGTCCCTGTTTGTCCGGACTGATGATGTGCGGCAGCTGCGGCGCGGCGACACGCTGACCATCGGTGAGGAAAACTTCTGGATAGACCGGATTTCGCCGGATGATGGCGGAAGCTGTCATCTCTGGCTTGGGCGGGGCGTACCGCCTGCCGTTAACCGTCGCCGCTGAAAGGGGGATGTATGGCCATAAAAGGTCTTGAGCAGGCCGTTGAAAACCTCAGCCGTATCAGCAGAACGGCGGTGCCCGGTGCCGCCGCAATGGCCATTAACCGCGTTGCTTCATCCGCGATATCGCAGTCGGTGGTACAGGTTGCCCGTGAGACAAAGGTACGCCGGAAACTGGTAAAGGAAAGGGCCAGGCTGAAAAGGGCCACGGTCAAAAATCCGCAGGCCAGAATCAAGGTTAACCGGGGGGATTTGCCCGTAATAAAGCTGGGTAACGCGCGGGTTGTCCTGTCCCGACGCAGGCGTCGTAAAAAGGGGCAGCGTTCAGCCTGAAAGGTGGCGGCAGTGTGCTTGTGGTGGGTAACCGTCGTATTCCCGGCGCGTTTATTCAGCAACTGAAAAACGGCCGGTGGCATGTTATGCAGCGTGTGGCCGGGAAAAACCGTTACCCCATTGATGTGGTGAAAATCCCGATGGCGGTGCCGCTGACCACGGCGTTTAAACAGAATATTGAACGGATACGGCGTGAACGTCTTCCGAAAGAGCTGGGCTATGCGCTGCAGCATCAACTGAGGATGGTAATAAAGCGATGAAACATACTGAACTCCGTGCAGCCGTACTGGATGCACTGGAGAAGCATGACACCGGGGCGACGTTTTTTGATGGTCGCCCCGCTGTTTTTGATGAGGCGGATTTTCCGGCAGTTGCCGTTTATCTCACCGGCGCTGAATACACGGGCGAAGAGCTGGACAGCGATACCTGGCAGGCGGAGCTGCATATCGAAGTTTTCCTGCCTGCTCAGGTGCCGGATTCAGAGCTGGATGCGTGGATGGAGTCCCGGATTTATCCGGTGATGAGCGATATCCCGGCACTGTCAGATTTGATCACCAGTATGGTGGCCAGCGGCTATGACTACCGGCGCGACGATGATGCGGGCCTGTGGAGTTCAGCCGATCTGACTTATGTCATTACCTATGAAATGTGAGGACGCTATGCCTGTACGGAAACATTGACTTTATCGAGATCTCGGCGCGCGGTCTGCCTTCTTCGCTTACTGCTGATAATGTATCTCGTTACCTGAGTATACGCCGTTTAGGGCCAACCGGGCTAATCAATAGCATGCAAATGCGTTACGGCCTGGTTAAAGATGATGGCTTTATTGAGGTTTGGGCCTTCCAGCGTGCATTTATCAACGGCGCAAAGGTTGCGGTACTGGCGCAGACGGCACGCACGGAATTATACATTCCAGACGGATTTGTTAAGCAAACCGCCGCGCCTTCTGGATATGTTGAAAGCCCCGTTGTAAGGATTTACGACCAGTTAAACAAGCCGACTAAAGCAGATTTGGGTCTTTCTAATGCTATGCTTACAGGCGCTTTCGGTCTTGGCGGTAGCGGGATAGCAACAACC